TGAACAGGGTCATTTATGTCAGCAATCCAACTAGCAATGTGTTTTGCAGATTTATTCAGATTTGCCATAATTTCATCCGGGGAAAACATTTTTTCAACATAAGGATCGGTTGCACCGCCGAGATCCTCAAGAGAATATTCTTTATTATTGGAGTCCTTGATCGAAAAAATCTTAGAAGAGAAAGGCTTACAACGAGAGTTGTCTTCAATAAAAAGAATGTCTTCAATTGCGACATAGGGTAAAAAAGAACCAGCACGAATAACTCGCTGTTGCGTAGAAGATAAAGTTACACCAATGTCATAGTTCGTATTATTGTAAATACGTAAAGTAGTAGTATTATCCATTTATCCTTCAATCCTTTCAGTTAATCAAAAGCAAAGGGACGGCCGTAAAAGCCGTCCCTTTGCGATTAAAAAATCAATAATTAGGGCTGCAGTTCGTGTGCGCCACTGGTAGGATTCTTACCAGTAACAAACGCAGCGCCAAACCAAGTGTCAAGCAGCACTTCATACGTACGGTCATCGATGTTCTGAGAACTCATAGAGTTCACGCCACCCTCGTTGACCAGCTTGAGGTTACGAGCATCCGCAGTCTGTCCACCCGGCAGAATGTACAGCCAGTTAGGATTCAGAATCGGGGTCACGCCGTCATCTTCGTAAGCATTGGTCATACCAACAACAGCACAGCCATTGTAGTTGCCAATAAAGCCGTTCTTATTCCGCTCATCCAGCATATTTCCGCTGTACTGCATAGAAGTAGGATTCACAGCCATACCAGTCCAGGCAGCCAGCTGAGACACCAGAGCCATATCGCCAAGGATAGTCACAGGACCAAACCGACGGAAATGCATCAGCTGAGCATCCAGCAGAGCCTGATTCAGATTGGTCACACTCGCGCTATAGAAGGGAGTGCTGAACTTGGAGATGCCAGCATGCAGAACCTGCTGCGCCATCTTCAGCTTCTTGTCAGTAATCGCTTCGTTTGCTTCGCGGATCAGATCACCGATCTGAACACGGCCAGTCCGCAGATCAATAATGTTGATAGCAGGACGAGCAGCGATTTCCTTAGTCTCAACCAGAACCTGACTGTCGCTTACGTAGCTGCGAGGAGCAGTAGCGCCCTTCGCCTGAATGACAGCCTTGATTCCGCCATGGCGAAGCTTAAAGGCAGCCTTCTCGCCATAGCTAATATTCTTGATATCCGCAACAGTGCCCAGGAAATCCAGAGCATTCTTCTGCAGGTCTTCAACGGTGTACGCAACGGTCTGCGCAATCAGATGGCAGTTGCCAGGAGTCAGATCACGAGTTAATTCACTTACGATCTGCTGGGCTTCTGCGATCTTATCGGAGTCGACACGTTCACCACGGTTTTCAGCGGCCAGCACCTTAATCAGCTTCATGCCGCGTTCAATCTTTTCGATAGCCATGTCTATTCACCTCCGATTAACCGATAGTACCGTCAGCCTGCACACCATAAGAGGTGCCAGCAACAGGCGTCCCGGTAACCATAGTAGTAACAAATTCATCGCCAACCAGCAGAGGATGAGCACGCAGCTCAAGATCTGCAGGCACAGCATGTTCCCTGTTGTCGTACTCGGCCTGATCATTGAAATACTCAGAGCCGTTCTCGACAAAATAGTAACGCTTATTCAGCTTATCAACAATAAAACGGTAAGCGACCATACCATCATAAATAGTAGTAACTTCTTTGCAGATGAACTTGGTCGTGGACTCAGCAGAGGGAAGAACAAGACTGTTGCCGTCCTGAACCATAATGATGCCGTTCTTAACAGGAGCATTAGTTCCGTTGACAAGCTCGCCCTCATACACGTAGCCCTGAAGCTTGGTCATATATCCAGCCACGCTAGGTCATTCCTTTCAAATAAATTTATTCTTTACATAGACAGTAAAGAATAGGTGGGTACTTTTTCATCCTTCTCAAGCAGAGAATATTTATTCTCGGTCTTAAGCGTATCCATAAAAGGATTAATTTCAGCTGTAACTGTTTTCTTTTCTTTCAGTTCAGCAATTTCAGACTTCAGATCATTGATTACTTCAACAAGCTCTGCAATCATTTGTTCTGCAGTCTTTTTCTGGTCTTCGACATGAACGACGTCTGGTGTTTCAGCGGGTTCATCCGCAGGACCGGGTTCTTCAGAAGGGGTATCCGATGGTGTATCATCGTTAGTATCACCATCGTTTTGAGTTGGAGCGCCGTCGTCTTCAGCCTTTACTGTTTCGACAACTTGCTCCTCAGCAGCTTCATTTTCCGCAACATGCACGCCATCATCAGTAACCACAAGTTCACCATCAACAGGTTCGGTAGTGGTTGTCTGAATTTCGACTTCCTGATGCACTGCACGATCTGTTTCAGAATCATAAGCATGAGTTTCATGCGTTACTGTTTCTGTGGTCGTAACGTATACAGTTGCGATCTCTTCTTCTGCATTTTCCTTCTTCTTGTTATTGCAGGCAGCATCTTCCTGGGAAGCATTTTCTTCTTCGGAAGCAGTTTCTTCCTGTTTGGCGGTTTCCTCTTCGGAAACTGCCTTTTTTTCTTCAGCCAGTTCAGACTGAGTGGCTTCGGTTTCAACAACTTCAGCCTTGTTTTCTACTTCTGCCATTTCCTCATCATCCTTTCTGGTTTCATCTGCTTTTTGCTGTGCAACTAATTCAAGCGCAACAGCATCTTCACAGGCTGGATAGGTCACAATGGCAGTGCCCTCCAAGTAATTGTTTTCAGACACATCAATCAGGATAGTGTTATCATCAAGTTCCTCGTATTCGCCAACGGTAACTTCAAAAGAAAACTTTAAAGCATTTTCTGAGAATAACTCAAGAATAGCCTTGCTAAGCTTCTTGTTACGTTTTGGAATCCGCGCATATCCAATTAAGGCGCAACCGTCTTTATTAGATTGCTTTTCAAACTTGTAAAACGATCCGATTTGTGTCGAATGAAATTCGCCTGTTTTAATGTCATACAGATGACCAAGGCGATTGTAATTTCCGCTGATCAAAGCCTTTTTATCGGCGTACAGCGGCAAGCCCACATACCTTGCTTCGTTATTGACAATTTCATCAATAAAAGCTTCGGTTACTCTCGCTCCATTAAGATTAGCCTCAGGAGCTTCGCAGATGCGAGCTTTCACAGTCATAAACACATCTGACTGTTCAATTGCGGAGATGGTAGAAGCAAATACTAATTTGCTCATTTTGACTCTCCTTTTGCTTTGCGTTCAGTGGTGGGAGACAAAGAGCGCAAGGCTAATCTATGATTAACACCTTTCGGTGAGAACCATCCGCGCTTACACTAGGACTCGAACCTAGAGCCGTTCGGTTAACAGCCGAATGCTCTGCCATTGAGCTATGTAAGCAAACTCTGGGACTTACACCTTACGGATGCCCAGACACTGTCAAGGTGCGCATTATAATTCGTCATAACAAATAACAAACGAGATATAAGAGGCGCTGACAGCACTACTAATATTCTCGGCTTTTCGGTGCCGTTACCACTCCAACGTTGCATTAAGGCGCAACAACCTTTTCACAGTCCCAGTTTATTTACCGTCGCCTGGACTACGACTCGTCATCCATTGATCCTTCTGGATTACTTGGCTTTGGTTCACGACCTCTTACAGCACTTTCAGGATCGGATGTGCGCTCGTCATTGTCCAATTCAGGACGTCCGACGTTTTCATTGTTATTTTGTGTATTGTAAAGCTCCCTTGGAAGCATTGTTTCATCAGTGCCATCTGTCTTTTCCTTTTGTCTCTTATCTCTTTCAACTTCAAGAGAATATCCTTGAGACTTAGACATGGTATCTGTAGAAATAACGCCTTTCTGCCATAACTCAAGAGCCTTTTCACGTAAAGCTTTCTTGCCTTCCATGGACAACGGCTGGAAATGAAATTCAGGAATATCTTTAAGGTTATATGTCCCTGGAATTTCTTCAGCAAGTCTTTTGTTGATTTTAGTCATCATGTCACAGAATTCATCACGTACAGCATTAATACGGGCTTCAGCGGTTTGTGTTGAAACCTGAGCAGAAGCAAAAGTAGAACCGTCATCAGATACACCTGTAACTAAAACAGCGCTTATTCCGCCAGCTGCAAGAATATCGTTGTTAACACCTTTATATTTATCCCATTGGAAAAGATCGTTTAAGTCAAACTGAACAGG